AACCAACTTATCAACCAGGAGATCATGTCAGTTGGGAAAATGCATATGGTGTTGGTTTAATCAACTATGTTGAAAGGGAAGTTTATAATCAACTTAGTGAAATCTATCCAATACATCAAGATAGTCGTCCATTTCCAGAACATGAACCCATGGAATATGGTATATTCGTGGGGCAAATTATAGATGAGAACAATAAACCAAAAATCAATACTGATGTTCGTTGGGAATATGAATTGAGAGGATTATCTTATGAATAAATTTCATGTGATTGGATCTGGTGCTTGTGGGTTCTTAAGAATGAACTATCTTCTTTCAAGATTCATGCCAGTGAAATACAAAGGTGGTGGTCCTAAGTATCAGAATAGTTTTGAAACTTGGAATGATAATGGATTGATTTGGGATTCTGAATCTTTATCTAAAGAGGAAAGATTGCGAAGAGTTTCTCTTCATGATACCACTACAAATATCACACACTCATATCTTAAGTATGTTCCTGAGTTTGTGGAACTTCATCCAGATGTGATGTTTTTATGTTTGAGGGGAAGAAGAGAACATTCTATTAAATCTTTGGCAACTTCTTGGGGATATCGTAATCCTTGTTACGTAAAAGATAGAACTCTTGGACTTGGACATAATCGTTATGCCGTTGATCAATTTCCAAACCTAAGTGATTCTAAAGATGAGTTTGAAGCAACAGAAAGATATTGGGATGAGTATTATCAAATTGCAAATGAGTTGCAAGAAAAGTATCCTAATAACTTTTTGATTGTTGATTCTCCAACATTCTTTAATGACACTCAGTATCAACTATGTTGTCTTGGTGTTATTGGAGTTGATATTAGTATAGGAAGTTCACCTAAAGCACTTATCCTTCCTGTTGATTTTAATGAAGAGACCATTACAACATCACTTCATGGTGGACTTGGAAACAATCTTTTCCAAATGGCAGAAGTAATTTCCTTCTGTAAAAAGTTTAATCTTCCAGAACCAAAGTTTGGAACTTGGGACTTATGGAACGGTGGTGGCAAGTATCCAGCATCTTATAATTCAGATAGACTTCTTGGTGGACATGATGGATCTCATAAAGATATGGTTTCATGTTTTCCAAATCTAAATTGGAGAGGTAATCTTCAAGCAAACTTTGATACTAAGTTTGTTGTAAATGATATGTTCAGATTTTCTACAGCAGAGAATCTTGATTATGTGAGGGAGAAACTATCTGTAGGAACGAAAACAAAACCAAACACAGTATCACTTCATCTTAGATTTTGTACAAGACCAGCAGACGATCATGTAAATGGTTATGTTGATGATGAATTTTATGAAAAGGCTTTGATGATGGTTCCTCAGGATTCTACAGTCTATATCTTCTCTGATGATAATAGAATGGCAAAGAATAAACTGAGTTGGTTCCGTCAAAACTTTAGTCAGAACTTTGAGATTTTTGTTGGTGATGCTTTCCAATCACTTAAGAAAATGGTAGAATGTGAATATCATATTTTGCATGTATCTACCTTTAGTTTTTGGGCAGCATTTTTAGATCCAAATCAACCAAACGATAAGGTAATATATCCAAAATCATTTACTCAAACGCACAGTGACAATATGATTCCATACAAAGAGTGGCAGATGTTATGAACTGTATTCTTTATCTTGTAAGATCTTCTGATCAAGATGTAGAAGATTTCAATAAGTCTTTAAGGTTAGTAGAAGAAAATCTCATACCATATACTAATAGTACTGATGTATTAGTATTCTGTGAGGAATCCTTTGAAGAATATAAATCTAAGGTTCGGACCAATCTAAATCTTAGATATGAAATGATTGAGTTTAATGTTCCTGATTATCCTCAAGAAATCTTAGATCAGATTCCAGAATTCTTTCCACATCCCACTCATGGTAATGGTCCTGTAGATTGGGGACATCCAGGATTCTCCATGGGATATCGTCATATGTGTAGATTTTTCTCTGGTGAACTTTATAATAATAGTGTTATAAGAGAATATGATTATTATTTGAGACTTGATACAGATTCTTTTATACATACTCCACTCAACTATGATATCTTTAAGTGGGCAGAGGATGTTGGATGTTACTATGGATTTATTGCTCCTGCTATTCAGAAAGATAATCCAAAAGTAATTGAAGGACTGTGGCAAACAGTAAATGAATTGATACCAGAAAACTTCATTGAAGAAGGTATGATGTTCTACACCAACTTTGAGTTGGGCAAAGTATCATGGTTCTTGACAAGTGAATACATGAGATTCTATAATGAGTTGGATAAAACTGGTGGATTCTATACTAAGAGATGGGGTGATGCCCCCATCAAATATCTTGGAATAAATCTTCTCATGGAACCCGAACATGTTATTCCAGTACAAGGTTTTACATATCAGCATGGAGCAGTTTATACAGTCTAATGGATAAAAACAAATCAACATTTAAACTCAAAAACTTTGGACCAATTTACTATCTGAATCTTGATGGGCAACCAGAGAGAAAAGAGTATATGGAAAACCAGTTTAAGTACTGGGAGATTGAGAACTATACTCGCATATCTGCTTATGATGGTAGGGAAGATGATCTAAGTGACATTATCAAAGGTCGTTATCCTGAGATGATGAGTTCTGGTGAGATTGGTTGTGTCACATCCCATCTTAAAGCTATCAAGCACTGGTATGAAACTTCTGATAGTCCGTATGCAATCATCATGGAGGATGACTGCAACTTAGATCTTGTTAGATTCTGGAACTTTACTTGGGATGATTTCTATTGCCGCATTCCTTATGATTGGGATGTAGTTCAGATTGCTATCATCTGCACTGGTGATATTCACATCAAGGTTCATAAGAGATTTGTGAACGAGTTTTCTACTGCTTGTTATATTATCACTCGACATCATGCGGAAAAACTTTTAAGACTTCATGTTCGTGATGATAAGTATAAACTTGATAATGGTGTAAAACCTCGTCCAGTTGCTGATGATTTGATTTACAACTCGGGTAATACTTACAGTGTTCCCCTTCTTCTTTATAGGATTGAGTTGGGTTCTTCTATTCACCCAGAACATATTGATGCTTTCCATCGTGGCAATTATGATGGGCAGATGAACTTCTGGAGTCAGAAAGGAGCACAACTATCTGTAGAAGAATTGATGGACTATGATCCTTATCTTGGAAGAGTGGTGGAGAGTTCGGCAACCCAACCAAACGCTTGACACTCTTTTAGTTTCCCTTTATACTAAATAAGTACTTAAGAATTCTGTTGTAATTCTTAATCTTTGTCCTATAGTACAAAACAACAATTTATGAAACTCAATCAACTGATGCTTGCACCTGTTGCTCTGGGAATGGTTGCTCCTGCTGCGATGGCAGCAGACCTTAATATGAACGGGGTCAACCAATACACTTCCGCAGAACAGGTTACAAGCGTCACTCAATTCTCTGATGTCCGTCCTACTGACTGGGCATACCAGGCACTCAGCAACCTTGTAGAGCGTTATGGATGCGTTGCTGGTTATCCTAATGGCACCTTTGCTGGTGGCAGTGCCATGACCCGTTATGAGGCAGCAGCACTCCTGAATGCTTGTCTGGATCGTGTAACTGAAGTTACCGATGAACTCAAGCGTCTTACCAATGAGTTTGCTGCTGAACTTGCTGTTCTTCGTGGTCGTGTAGATAAACTCGAAGCACAAGTTGGTGAACTGGAAGCAACTCAGTTCTCCACCACAACTAAACTGCGTGGTGAAGCAAACTTTGTTCTTGGTGGTGTTGATGATTACCAAACCAAGGGTGGTGATGTAACTCACACTGCATTCAACTACGATTTGCGTCTGAACCTGGACACTTCTTTTACTGGTAAAGATCTTCTTCGTACTCGTTTGCGTTCTGCTAACTTTAGCAGCAATCCTTTCGGTTCCAGTTCTTCAATTTTCAAACTGGATAAAGCAGATAATACCTCTAGTGAAGTTGGTAATAATGTAGTTATTGACCGTTTGTTCTATCAGTTCCCTGCTTTTAATAACAAAGCAACCCTGACTGCTGGTGCTCTGGTCCGTAACACTGAAATTGCTTGGATTCCTACTGCTTATAAGTCAAATATTCTAGACTTTTTCCAAGTAGCAGGTGCTCCTGGTGTTTATAACAAAGCAGTCGGTTCTGGTTTCGGTATTCAGTATGGCAAGAAGGGTCTTGTTGCTGGTGTAAACTATGTTGCACAAAATGGTGCTGATAGTTCTACTGGTGAGTTTGATGAGTCTGGTGCTCTGAACACCCTGGCACAAATTGGTTATCGTGGTAATAACTGGGGTGCTGCATTCGGTTATCGTTATGGTACTGAAGGCACTCGTGTTCGCACCTATAACGGTCTGAATGGTGCATCTGGTGCTCTTGCTCCAGGTCAAACCTCTAACGGTTATGCCTTGAACGCATATTGGGAACCCACTCAATCTGGATGGGCACCTTCGATCTCAGCAGGTTATGGTTGGAATACTGTAAGTGGTACTGCAAGTGCTGCCACTGATAGTCAGTCTTGGTTTGCTGGACTAACTTGGGATGATGTGTTTGTTGATGGTAACTCTGCTGGTGTTGCTATCGGTCAGGCTCCTACTGGTGAAAATCTTGAGAAGTCCACTCTTCTCGAAATCTTCTATAAGTATCAGGTGTCTGATAACATCAGTGTCACTCCTGCTATTATCTACGGAAGTGACAATCAGCGTCTTGCTGGCAACTCCTCTAACTGGGGTGGTGTAATTCAGACTACCTTCAAGTTCTGATAGACTGTTAGAAAACTGTAACAAGAGGGGCTTGACCCCTCTTTCTTTTTGCTATATAATTGTGTAACAATTCGTAATAAAACGAAAAATGACTGTAACAAAAAATGAGTTTGGGCAAATGAATATGTTTGCTAAAGAACCTTCCATGTATATGACTAAGGAAGATCTCGAACGTTATGGTATCGAACCTTATGCAGAAAAAGCGGAGAAAATGAATGGACGTTGGGCTATGCTCGGCATTGTTGCTGGGGCTATTTCTTATGCTCTCACTGGGCACCTCTTCTTTGGAGTAGTCTGAGACTTGACAATGACTTCAATTATCTTTACAATAACATCAGTTGCCTTTTTTGTTCTATTGGCAGCATCTGTTGAAAAAATTTGCGAGACTTACTAATGACCGTTTTTAATGTCACTCTCCAGTCCCCTGATGGCACCGAAACTACTATTGAATGTGCTGATGATCAGTACATCCTTGAAGCAGCAGAAGAGGCAGGTGTTGACCTTCCTTCATCGTGTAAGGCAGGTGCTTGCTCTGCCTGTGCTGGAAAACTCATCTCTGGCACTGTTGACAACGAAGAACAATCGTTCCTTGATGATGAACAACAAGCAGAAGGTTGGGTTCTCACTTGCGTTGCTTATCCCACAAGTGATTGTGTGATCCTCACTGAGCAGGAAGAGAACCTGTGAGCACTGCTGGTATGCTAGGGCAGTTTGCAATTGCCCTTGAAAAACTTGGATGGGATGCTGATGATGAAATCTCTGTAGAGATTGGTGGTGTGGCAGTAACAGGAACTGCAACTCACCCAGATGCAAATCCAAAATGGGCAAAACCTTTTGGAACCGTATCTTATCAAAACGATGCTTTTATCGTAATTAAAAACAAGTCAAGGAACCCAGTTGTTCCTTCGCAACCAAATCCTGAATTAAAACAAAAACATTCTTATCAAGGAGCAAACTAATGAACGAACGTGCAGAACGTATTAATGGTTGGGCAGCAATGATTGGTATTGTTGCTGCTATGGGATCTTATGCCCTTACTGGTCAAATCATTCCTGGTATTTGGTGATGGAGGTTAAGATGCGTAAAGAACAATATCAAGTTCCACAAGTACAATTTGTATTTCGTGAGAATGGAGAATTCGTAATCCGTACCACCTCAGAACTCTTCGATGGAAAGCGTGTGGTCCTGTTTAGTCTGCCTGGTGCTTTCACTCCTACTTGCAGTGCCTATCAGCTACCTGGATTCGAAGAGAAATACGACGACTTTATTGGTAGTGGCATCGATGCTATTTACTGCATCTCTGTTAATGATGGGTTTGTGATGAATGCCTGGGCACAAGACCAGAACATTGAGAAAGTAAAACTCATTCCAGACGGCAATGCATACTTCACACGTTCTATGGGAATGCTTGTCAATAAGTCAAACCTTGGTTTCGGTGATAGGTCTTGGCGTTATGCTGCGGTCGTGGATCACGGAATCATCGAAAAACTATTCGTTGAGGATGGGCAACGGGACAATGCCGACACCGACCCTTACGAAACGACTACTCCAGAAGTGGTTCTTGATTATGTGAAATCTACAGTTCGAGAAACAGCAACTGTCTGAGTAAAGGAGGGGCAACCCTCCTTTTTTAATAAATATATCATCGAATGAATAGGAACGATGAGAGTAGATCTTCACAACTTCTTTAAGTACTACGACGAAAAAAACCCCAAGCATGTAGCAGCAGTAGAACAACTTGAGGTTGATTTGGCAGGTAAATGTGAAGATCTAATTGAAGACTCGGCAAACTGGGTAAAGATTTTCAGAACTAAAGTAGAACCAGTTGTTCCTGGAGTTCTTAATGTTCCTTATTTTCCACAGACAGATAATTACAGAGACGCAAACAGAACCTGTAATTCATCTTCCTGTGCTATGGTTCTAGAATATTTTAAACCAGGCACACTCAAAGGAGCAAAGGGCGATGATGCCTATGTTCAAAAAGTATTTTCACTCGGTGATTCAACAGACCACACAGTTCAGACAAAAGTTCTGGAATCTTACGGTATCAAATCACACTTCAGTTACAATCTTTCTTTTGCTGATCTTGATCGTGAGCTTGCCGCTGGAAGACCTGTTGTTATTGGCATTCTTCATAGGGGGACTTTATCTCGTCCCACGGGCGGACACATGGTAGTTGTGATTGGTAAGAAAGGTGAAGACTATGTTGTAAATGATCCTTATGGTTCACTGAATGATGGATACACTGGAGCAGTAACCAACGGTAAGGGTGCTGTATACAAGAGATCTGATCTTGAAAGAAGATGGACTCCTGATGGACCCAAATCTGGATGGGGTAGAATCTTTGATGTAAAAAAGTAGAAACGACATCACAGGTTCCTCAGTGTGGTGTCGATCTAATCAAACAATTTGAAGGTTGTCACTTGACTGCTTATCCTGATCCTCTAACTGGTGGTCTTCCAATTACTATTGGTTGGGGATCCACCCGTAAAAGAAACGGGCAACCCTTTCATCTGAAAGAAACGATCACACAAGAAGAAGCAGATGATCTATTAATCTTTGATATTGAATCAAGATTCTTACCATCACTTAGAAAAATCCCTTATTGGAATGAAATGAATGACAATCAACGAGGAGCACTTTTATCTTTTGCTTATAATCTCGGTGCTAACTTCTACGGTAGTAGGGGATTCAATACTATTACGACTAATCTTAGTCAGAAGAATTGGCAAGCAATCCCAAACACCTTAAAGTTATATCGTAATCCTGGCAGTAATGTTGAGGTTGGATTGTTAAGAAGAAGAGGTGCTGAAGGTAAACTTTGGTCTTCATAATTTGTTACAAGCAATAAATAGTATTACCGTCTAATAGTAAGTAAATGCCCGCCGAGCAATGTAACAATACAGATCATGTGGTCTTGTTACAGAAGCTGGATAAGATGATACTTGTTGCTGAAGCTTCGGAATATGATTCTGGATTTCGTAGAAGACTACAATCATTTCGTAATCTTTTAGTTATCCATGCTGCTAAAACAAAAGATCTTGGTGAAGCTGCCCAGTCATTAATTAATGGACACAGAAAAAGAATTCTTGCTTTTGGGATACCAATCACCTTGTCTATTGCTATTCCTTATCTTGTCTTGACTAAAACATCTTGGTTTATTCAAAAACCACTCATATGTCACGAGTTTCCTACAAAAAATAAACTACATCCAGGCAAACTACAAGTCTGCGTTAATGGTGTTTCTCATCCATATAAACCTGAAAATGGTGATGTTGAGTTAGACATCACCTTTATGAGAACACATTGGGAAAGAGTTCAAGCAGATGTAGATTTCTGGGTTACTGATGAGATTGCTGATAAGAAAGTAGATTATACTGGAGAATATAATATACAAAGAGTTAGAACTTATAATAAAAATGGTTTTCTTGTGGATGATAGAGATAATGAAGTAAGTTCTTGGATTGATCCTTTAGTTCCAGAGGATATGAGAATACCTATGTGGAAATGGATTTATGATAATAAAGATTTATTTCATGTAGAGAAAGAATCTTTAGAAGAACAAGTATCTAAATTTTTCAGTAGTTTAGGTGCTGTCTTTGCTACTCTTGGATCCGCAGGTATCACAATCTACAGGTTTATCAAGGCTGGACTTTGATTTCTTATTTGCAGCATCAACACCAAAAGTTGCCAAAGCAGAAGTAAAGACGGATGCTATGAAAGTAGCATCCATTTTTTTTAAGTAATCCATATAATTAAGAGTCAATAAGGTAGCAGACCATCCAAGAATGATTAATCTAATTGCGGTGAATGAACTGATATTTTTCATCTTCCTTCCTGCTTATGAATCCAAGTCTTAAGTTCGTGAAGATATTGTCTTAATATATCTGCTTTTTCTAGATGCCACAAATCACCACTCTTGAAGTACTCTTGAGTGTGATTATCAATTGCTTTTAGAATATTGTGTATCGGTGCGTTCCAAGGCTCACGTTTTGGAGTATTCCACTCTCGTGGCATAATTCCTCACTTCTTCTTGCCACCATTCTTTGCTTTTTTCGCAGTCGCATTACCTTGATTTTGTTTTGAAGGTCCTTTCTTGCCCTTCTTGTTAGGCGACTTAGCCATTAGCAGTCCTTATGACACAAGAGTATTTAGGTCCTTGACACCATTCTAGGAAAGTGGTATGATAAATACATCAACACATTAAGGAATGTTACAGTTCATTAATGTTTGCGACTCCCACTAACCGAGACCTATGGGGAGTATAAAAACGTCTCTCATACCCACACTGGAGGGTGGTGTGGGATATAATGTATTTGTTCGTACCCCCGAACTATTACTTACCCTTTAACGAAAAATGACTGCTACAATTTCACGTCAACAACAATCAAACACTTGGCAACAGTTCTGCGAGTGGGTTACTTCAACTAACAATCGTCTATATGTTGGTTGGTTTGGAACTCTTATGATTCCTACCCTGCTTGCTGCTACTATTTGCTTCATCGTTGCCTTCATTGCTGCACCTCCTGTAGACATTGATGGCATCCGTGAACCCGTTGCTGGTTCACTCATGTATGGAAACAACATCATCTCTGGTGCTGTTATCCCTTCGTCCAATGCTATTGGACTGCACTTCTATCCCATCTGGGAAGCTGCCTCTCTCGACGAATGGCTATATAATGGTGGTCCGTTCCAACTGATCGTCTTCCACTTCTTGATTGGTATCTATGCTTACATGGGTCGTGAATGGGAACTTTCATACCGTCTTGGTATGCGTCCTTGGATCTGTGTTGCTTATTCCGCTCCTGTTGCTGCTGCTTCTGCGGTGTTCCTTGTTTATCCTTTCGGTCAAGGTTCCTTCTCTGACGCAATGCCTCTCGGAATCTCGGGCACGTTTAACTACATGCTCGTCTTCCAAGCAGAACACAATATCCTTATGCATCCGTTCCACATGCTTGGGGTTGCTGGGGTATTTGGTGGCTCTCTCTTTAGTGCTATGCACGGAAGTCTGGTCACGTCTTCACTCGTTCGTGAAACAACTGAAAACGAATCGCAAAACTATGGATACAAGTTCGGACAAGAAGAAGAGACCTACAACATCGTTGCCGCTCACGGATACTTCGGACGACTCATCTTCCAGTATGCGTCCTTCAACAACTCTCGCAGTCTACATTTCTTCCTGGCTGCTTGGCCTGTCGTTGGTATTTGGTTCACTGCTCTGGGAGTTAGCACGATGGCATTCAACCTGAACGGTTTCAACTTCAACCAGTCTATCGTTGATTCTCAAGGTAAAGTGATCAACACTTGGGCTGATGTGCTGAACCGTGCTGGTCTTGGCCTAGAGGTGATGCATGAGCGCAACGCCCATAACTTCCCTCTGGACTTGGCAGCTGCAGAAGCGACTCCAGTTGCTCTTACTGCTCCAAGTATTGGATGAGTTTAGATAAAATCTGAACATTATCACCTACTAATCCGAGAGCAGTGTTGCAATTATTACACAACACTCCTCGGATTTTTTCTGTAGTATGGCAGTGGTCAATACATTTCTTTTCTGTAATGTCTCTGCCACATACTTGACAACTATCGTGCTTCATTAATTCTTGATACTCTGTCTCAGAAAGATTAAATTTTCTTCTCATGTATTCATGGGGTTTATAATATTTTTTTCTTACTGATGTAGAACATTCTTTGCATTTTGATTGGTGGGATATTTTCCCAGTTTTTAAAGTTCTCTTATGGAACTTATCTAAAGAAAGAGTTTTATTACATGCACTGCAGAGTTTCATATTTGTAATGCGTATTTTCCATACTTATTTAGGAGGAATAAATGGTTTCATCTACAATTTCTCAACCTATTCAACAGAGAGGGTGGTTCGATGTTCTCGATGACTGGATTAAGCGTGATCGGTTTGTTTTTGTCGGTTGGTCTGGCTTACTACTATTCCCGACTGCTTATCTCGCTCTTGGCGGGTGGCTTACAGGGACCACCTTCGCAACTTCGTGGTACACCCATGGAATTGCGAGTTCATATCTTGAGGGGTGTAACTTTCTTACTGCTGCTGTATCTACTCCTGCTGATGCTCTCGGACATAGCCTTTTACTCCTTTGGGGTCCTGAGGCTCAGGGAGATTTCGTCCGTTGGATCCAACTTGGGGGACTCTGGACTTTCGTGGCACTTCACGGAGCCCTCAGTCTTATAGGATTCATGCTCAGGCAGTTTGAGATTGCTCGACTGGTTGGCATCCGTCCTTACAACGCAATCGCATTCTCTGGTCCTATCGCAGTGTTCGTCAGTGTATTTCTGATGTATCCTCTGGGACAATCCAGTTGGTTCTTTGCACCTTCCTTTGGTGTTGCTGCTATCTTCAGGTTCCTATTGTTCCTTCAGGGTTTCCACAACTGGACTCTCAACCCCTTCCATATGATGGGAGTTGCTGGTATACTGGGTGGAGCACTTCTCTGTGCAATTCACGGTGCTACTGTAGAAAATACCTTGTTTGAAGATGGTGACCAAGCAAATACGTTTAAAGCATTTGAACCTACGCAAGAAGAAGAGACTTACTCGATGGTTACTGCTAATAGATTCTGGTCTCAAATCTTTGGGATTGCTTTTAGCAATAAGCGTTGGCTTCATTTCTTTATGCTTTTTGTTCCCGTTATGGGTCTTTGGACATCTAGTATTGGGATTATTGGTCTTGCCCTTAATCTACGTGCTTACGACTTCGTAAGTCAGGAGATTAGAGCAGCAGAAGATCCAGAGTTCGAGACCTTCTACACGAAGAACATTCTTCTGAACGAAGGTCTTCGTGCCTGGATGGCTCCTGTAGATCAACCTCATGAAAACTTTGTATTTCCAGAGGAAGTATTGCCCCGAGGCAATGCTCTATGATATACTCGGAGGGGAAACCCTCCTTTTTTAATGATCAGTTCTGAGACACCATATAAACTTGCTGAGATTATCCGAGATACTTGGCCTCAGTTATACCCACTAAATAATTTTCAAAACTTAACAAATAATATGAAGTTTACAGTTTATTCAAAAGACGGTTGCCCATATTGCACAAAAGTGCAGCAGGTGCTACAATTAGCAGACCTGCAACATGTAGTGTACAAACTGAATACTGATTTTACTAAAGAAGAATTCTATGCAGAATTTGGTGAGGGTTCTACATTCCCTCAAGTAATTGCAAATGATCAACACATCGGTGGTTGTACCGATACAGTTCAATACCTTAAGGAGCAAAACTTAGTTTAATGGAAACTAATTTTCACGAAGTTTATAACGATGTTGAAAAGGCAATTGACTATGCATTTCAGGGAAAATTTGTTCTCAAATTTTACGATTACCTTAAAGTAAAAGGTATTAGAAAGTTTGAGGTTGAAGAGTTTATTGAAAGTTCTACTGCTTCAAACATCAGTAATGTAGTAATGGATCTTGATGATTATCTTGAAGGTGGTGCTGATGAGATTCATAAACAACTTCGTGAAGCTTATGGTCACATCCCTAAACCAGAAGCACGAAAAATAAGAAACTATTTGTACGGCATCCTTGAAGATGCTTGGAAGTATAATCATGACAAAAGAAAGGGGAGACGCAAAAAAGAAACTAAATAACTCTGAACCCGAGATCAATCGGGGTGTGGAATTATTGTTAAGAAAACGGAGGAGGAAATCTGAAGAACCAAAGACATTCCAAATGAGATTTGGTAAGATGATTTCTCTCTTTCGACGAGAGATACACATACAATTCGAATTTCATTTGGACATTCGGAAAAAGTAACTCTCGGAGAAAGAAAAATGTTAGCAGTAACACTCACCATCGGCACTCTTGTTTCAGTGATGTTCTTTTTTGTTGGTGGAGTAATTGGATGGATGGCCAAGCAACATTTCTATGAGAGCTCATATCCCTCTTATACGCACCCAGAAATGTTTGATCAAAATGGAAACTTAATTCCAGACGAAATTTTAGCAGTGAGATTTGAAAATGACTACGAATACGACGACGAAGAAGAGGACGACTAGTAGAGCAAAAAAACCTACAGCAACCTCTACTCAACCAAAGGAGATTAAAAAACTTCCTCCTAATCCTTTTATGAATGAGATTTTAGATCTCATTCAAGAGCAAGAGACTGAAGAAGATAAGATTAAAATCCTTCAAGAGTATGCAAATGATGCTCTGAAGACTCTTCTCATTTGGAACTTTGATGAGAGTATTATTTCTCTTCTTCCTGAGGGTGAAGTTCCTTATCGTCCTAATGAAAATCCACTAGGTACGGATCACTCATCTTTGCGTAGAGATTACAAGAATCTTTATAACTTTGTGAAAGGTGGTAATGATTCTCTTTCCAAAGTTCGTAGAGAGACAATTTTTATTCAGATTCTTGAATCTCTTCATCCTCTTGAGGCAGATATTCTTGTTCTTGTAAAGGATAAAAACTTGGAGAATAAATACGATATCTCATTTGATATTGTACAAAAAGCATATCCTGATATTCAATGGGGCAATCGTTCGTGAGTGTAGTTGCGGAGAGAAAAATGGCAGAATCTAAAAAGGAAAAGACAAGATATCTGCCTCATGAATATGGATGTGAGATTCTCTTTGAAAGAGCAACGATGGTTCAGGCAAAAGATTCATCACTTCCAAATGATGCATATCTTATTTGGTATAATGTAGATGGTGAAACTTTCTTGGATGTAACCCGTTGCAGAAAGAGAGTTGATCTGTTTGATTTCTATTATGATAAGTATGGTCCAGGATCAGTTCGTAAGATTGATTTTGGATACGGAAGAGTAAACCCAAAGTTATGGGGATATAAAGCACCAGAAAAAAAGAAAAAGAGATGAGTGAAGGATTTAGTGAAGAAAAGATTGATGTATCAATCAACAAAAATGAAGTAAAAAATCTTCTTAAGAAATATAAGAAGATTAAAAAATACATGCGGTCTCCAGTGTTTACTGTCAAAAACTTAGATGGAACTGAGAAGATTGTCAGTGAACTACTGAAGGACGTAGAAAATGGGTAAGCACTATCTTTTAAATCTTTACGGATGTTCATTTGTTCTTTTGGACGATGAAAAATGTCTTATTGACTTATTAGAAAATGCTGCATCTGCTAGTGGTGCTACTGTGGTTCAGACTATTTCTAAGAAGTTTGAACCACAGGGAGTCACTGTAATTTGTTTGTTGTCTGAGAGTCATATTAGTATTCATACTTGGCCAGAAGAAGGGAAGGCAGCAGTAGATGTATATACTTGTGGAGATTGTAATCCTAAAATTGGATGTGATATTATCATCCAACAACTTTATGCTCAAGAACATACTTTGAGTTATATTGAGCGTTAACTAAATACACTATATCTGGAGAAGTCTATGCTCTCTACCCAATATCGTTTACGCCTTGAAGCAATCTGCGAGAGAATTGTGAAAGGCGAATCCGTAGAGTTAAGTGAAATGATCTGGGCAGAAAAATTAGCAAAGTCAAATAGATCTGCCGCAACTATTTTAAGGCAAGCAAGAAGACGTGCTGCGAATCCTGAAATGACTGAAGATAGTCTTGATGGATTTATGAATGCGTTGGACCTTGGAGATCCTGACCCATCAAATCATCGCACTGGATTTAATGGTGCTGATGATATTATTGATTTCTTTACTGGAGATAAACCAGACGATTGGAGACAGCGAGATTAAACTGTAGCAGAAAATACAAAAAATAATTTCTATATAAAGCACGTTCATCCTAAGGGACGGAAGTAGGGAAACCGAAGGAACGCACTTTACACTCAGTAAAGGAGCAACCTAATGTCTAAAGTCGTATATCGTGGTGTAGAATATGATACTCAAAAACGTATTGAGTATCAACAGCAGATGATGCAGCAACCTCAACAATACAACGAAACTTATCGTGGTATTAAGTTTGTAAAGGAGGGGCACAAGTGAAAAAACTTAATGCACTTCAACTCATTAAAGAGCAGAAGCAAAAGGAACAACGCCGTCACCAGGCACTTCTTGTAAATGCAGGAGCAGGAAAATGATTGCTACTATTGCTGCAATCACTGGAGCATCGACGGCATTCATTTTTTTAATTTACTTTGAGATTTTATTATTGAAGAAATGAATCAGAGGGGACTTGACTCCCCTCTTTTTTTTGCTTATAATTACCTTTGTGGAGGTTCATGAGATGGACAAAGAAAAACTAAAGTTAATCATTAGGAATCTGGAATCTCTTGTTGATTGTCTTAAGTCAGAAGTTTATTCTGATACAGATTCCTATTTAAACTATGAGGACGTTGCTCCTCACCTTACCGACTACGATGAAATCTTTGAGGACGATGATGGATACCCAGATTGAAGAATTTGAGTTTATGAAACCAGAAGTAAAATTAATCAGTGTTACTCCTGACGCAGAAAAGCACATGGCATATTGTGCTCGTGTAAGTAACCCTGCAAATCAGGAGAACGAAAAGTTCTCTGGACTACTTAAGTATTGTATTCAACACCAACACTGGAGCATCTTTGAGCAAGCAAGTATGACAGTAGAAATTAATACTACTCGTGGTCTAGCAGCTCAAATCCTTCGGCACCGTTCTTTCACATATCAAGAATTTTCGCAACGGTATGCTGATGCAAATCTTCTGAACAAGACTATTCCTCTTCCTGAACTTCGTCGTCAGGATACTAAGAATCGTCAGAACAGTATTGATGATATTCCTGATTATTTGAAACTGACTCTGACAGAAGATATTCGTGTTCATTTTGAGCAGGGTCTGAGACTCTACAATCGTCTTCTGGAGAAAGGTGTGGCAAAGGAGTGTGCAAGGTTCGTACTGCCCTTGGCGACTCCTACAAGACTCTATATGACCGGTTCTGTAAGGTCATGGATACACTACATCGATCTGCGTTCTGCTCACGGTACACAGAAGGAACACATGGAGATTGCTGAACTGGTTCGTTGTATCTTCACTTGTCAGTTCCCTTCTGTATCTGAAGCACTTGGTTGGACTCGTGAAGGATGCTCTGAGTGTTCTGATGCACCTTCTATTACTATCGAATAAATATCCCTATACATTATTCTTAACAATGCCGGTATATCCAGTTAAAAATTTAAAGACAGGTGATACACAAGAACTTGTCATGTCAGTTGCTGACTATGAACAATGGAGAAAAGATAATCCAGATTGGGACAAAGATTGGTCTCAGGGATGTGCAGGAGTTGGTGAAGTTGGTGAGTGGCAAGAGAAACTTGTAAAGAAAAATCCAGGGTGGAATGAAGTTCTTCGTAAAGCTTCAAAAATGCCTGGAGCAACTGTAAAACCTTTTAAAATTTAATATATGGCACGTAAAAGAGCACCGAATCCTGTACCATTTGGAATGAGTAACAGACAAATGAAACGCAAGAAGCCAATCAATCTCGATATAATGAAGACGATTGAGCCTCTTACTGACAATCAGGAAGCATTATTTAAGGCATATAAACTTGAACAGAACTTAGTTGCTTATGGTGCCGCAGGTACTGGTAAGACTTTCATCACACTTTATAATGCTCTACGTGATGTTCTTGATGAGAAAACTCCTTATGAAAAAATCTATCTTGTCCGTTCTCTGGTAGCAACTCGTGAGATTGGATTCCTACCTGGAGATCATGAGGACAAGTCAAGTCTTTATCAGATT